TTAGAGTCTATATCCCAAAATCACCTGATTACATAGAATTTCAATACAAAGCTGTTGATTATACTTTCCATGAAGGACCGGCGGCCTTGACAGCCCTAAGGGCTGAGGTGCTGTTAAAAGCATCGACTCGGGATGCAGGTCCGGGGCTGCTAAAACTTTTGCGGCCTTCCCGGCCGAGATTTTGTCAGCCAGGGGCAGCGGCTTGTCACCGGCGCGGACCCTGCGACCGCCCCTATTGGTTCCGTCTTTTGCCACAAGCCTTCACCTCCTTGCTGTGGCAGGGTTTAATCCCCCGTTTGAACCGTGATTTTTGCGCGCGAAGGGGGCCGCCCGTTCTCCAGGGCAGGGCTGTAGAGATTTTGCCCCCCTACCCTTGAGTTTTCTTTGTTTCTTTGATAGTATTTAATCAAAGATTCTTTGTATATTTTCTGTTGGATCAGCATATACTACCAAAGGAGGAATACTAGTGCCGCAAGTTAAAACCAAAGGAGAAAATCCTATGATAAAGAAACGTATCTCGGTATCTCAGAAACGTCAGATAACCATACCGATTGAGTTTTATAACAGCGTCGGCATTGACAAGGAAGTGGAATGCTATGTCCAAAACAATGCCATCGTCATCCGTCCCGTTCGGGAAAGCGGCGGAGAATTTGACGAACAAATCCTGGCCGATTTAATAGCCCAGGGTCTTTCAGGACAAGAACTGCTGGATAAGTTTAAGGAAACCCGCCGCCAAATCTGTCCCGCTGTGGAACGCTTGCTTGATGAAGCCCGTCTTGCTGCTCAGGGCCAAGCATCAAGCAAAACTTATGAAGATGTTTTTGGCTCGGAGGCAGACTGATGACCAAATTAGTCATTCTGCCTCCCGCCGCTCGCTATCTTAAAAAGCTAAAAGAGAAATTCCGAGCAGCCATTGATCAGATTCAATTGGATCCCTATTGTGGTGATCCCAAAACCGGTGATCTTTCCGGCATATATTGCTGCGACATTTTCCATAACAAAACCAACTACGAACTTGCCTATACCATTATTGAGGAAGAGGACGAAACCGTCGTCGTTATACTTGCGGGTACCCGCGAAAACTTCTATGAAGAACTGAAGCGATACATGAAGTAAGGATGCCGTTCCTAACAGCGCACGTATCTCTTTAACCCCACCGGCCGCCTTCTTTTGCAGTTATTCTCGAATGGCAGCTAGTGCATAACGCCATGAGATTATCCGCTGTATGGGTTCCACCCCTTGAAAGCGGTACAACATGGTGCACCTCCTCAGCTGGTGTCAATTTGCCTTCCTTCTGACACCTTTCGCAAAGGGGATGCTCATTTATATACCGGTCGCGAATGCGCTTCCAAGTCCTGTTGTAGCGTTTCTTCATGGCGGGGTCGCGCTGATTGCGTTCATATCGTTTTGTCTCTTCTTTGGTGTGCTCCTCGCAAAACCTTCCGTACGTCAGCTTTGGACAGCCAGGGTAGGAACACGGCCGCTTGGGCTTAAAGGGCATTAGTGATCACCTCGTTATAGGCATACAAAAAGCCCTCGCAGATATGACCCTACGAAGGCTCTCGATGTGGCTTCCGATACTATTATTATACAGTGCCCTTAAGCAAACACTCCCTCAGAATTCCCTCATCTTTATCCGAACAGCATACTGCGCAGGTGGTTAAGCGCGTTGCTCCGCAGCCGCTCGATATGGCTTTCGCTGTAGCTGAGTTCACTCATCAGACGGTAGGTTGCGCCGGACTTCTGGTTGTCACCCATGTAGAATTCAGATAGGATGTGCTGCTCAGTGTCCGTCAAGCTTGACCAGGCAGGCTCGAACCATGCCATATACTCTATCGCCTGGCTGTAGCGTTCCCGCAGGATGTCCAGCTTGTCAATCTGCGCCGCCAGTTTGTCGGCTCCAGCCTGCGGATTCCTTGCGGACGGCATACTGGATAGCTTGGGGGTTCTGGGCGCAATCATTTCTTCGTACACACTCTTTATTTCCTCTGGAGTGTTGTTGATGATAAACCGCATGTTGTTGTAGTCGCGGATGGCGGCAATCGTCGCCGCATTTTTGTTGATATATTTCAGCGCAATCATGCTACCACCTCCTTCAGGTTTGCTTTTACCGCGTCAATTAGAGCGGTCTGGGTCTTGTCTTTTCTTTCCAGGGCGCGCATCACATCTTCATCAATGGTGCTCTTGGTAATGATGTGGTGGATAACCACAGTATCTTTTTGGCCTTGCCGCCACAACCTGGCGTTGGTCTGCTGGTAGAGTTCAAGGCTCCAGGTAAGCCCGAACCACACCAGGGTCGAGCCACCCGCCTGCAAATTCAATCCGTGTCCGGCGGATGCCGGATGAATCACGGCCAGCGGTATTTCGCCGTCATTCCAGCGCCTAATGGAATTAGTGCTGTCCAGCTTCTCAGCGGGGAAACGTTTAAGTATCCGTTTAAGATCGTGCTTAAACCAGTAAGCCACCAGTACCGGCTTGCCGTTGGTGGCTTCGATAATATCCTCTAATGCATACAGCTTGCGGTCATGAATCTTAGCCACTGAGCCATCATCGGCATAGACTGCACCGTTTGCCATCTGTAGAAGCTTGTTTGACAGGCTGGCGGCATTTAAGGCATCAATCTCCCGACCTTCCAGTGAAAGAACCAAATCTCGTTTCATGGTGTCATAGACTTTTTGCTCTTTGTCCGACAGCCAAACAGGGATCTCGTTCATCACCAGTTCCGGCAGCTTCAAATAGTCGGTATTTTTCATGCTGATGGTGATGTCGGATATCAGCCGGTAAATAGCTTTCTCGGCATCGGGCCGGGGTTTGTATGAAAACACCATCTGCTGGTTACGCTTGTCCGGCATAAAATAATTATTGCGGAAATGGGTGATGTACCGGCCAAGGCGTTGTCCCATATCAAGAATGCCTATTTCAGCCCACAGGTCCATCAATCCATTGGCTGAAGGTGTTCCTGTAAGGCCGACTATCCTCCTGACACCGGGCCGAACCTTGCGCAGGGCCTTGAACCGTTTAGAGCCGTTATCCTTGAAAGAACTCAACTCGTCGATTACCACCATATCGAAGTCGAAGGGAAGACCGCTCTTGTTAATCAACCAGTTCACGTTCTCCCGGTTAATGATGTAGACTTGAGCTCTTTTCTTAAGTGCCGCTTTCCGCTGTGCTTCAGTTCCAATGGCTACCGAGCAGGTAAGTCCCCTAAGATGATCCCATTTTTCAATTTCCGCTGGCCATGTATCCCGTGCCACCCTAAGCGGGGCAATGACCAGAACCTTGCGGATCTCGAAACTGTCCAAAGTAAGGTCGAAAATGGCTGTCAGCGTAATGACGCTTTTGCCCAGACCCATTTCAAGCAGAACAGCCGCGATCGGATGCTCAAGGATGAATCTTGTGGCATAATCCTGGTATTCATGAGGATTGTATATCATTCAGCATCCCTCCAATCTGCTCCTCACCGTCAATGACGTACACCGAAAACCCTAATGCTTCCAGTTGTCTTTTTCGTCTTACCTGCATAGGCCGTAATTTACACCCCATCGATTTAATTTCTGCAAAGGCCATCCGTCCATGGGGCAATAATATTAAGCGGTCAGGCACTCCATCGAACCCTGGTGACACAAACTTCAGCGCTAAACCATCCATGCCACGTACTGCCTTGACCAGTTTTTGTTCTATCTTTTTTTCTCGCATAGGACTCCCCATAGCATTTCTATTCCTTTCATCCTGTTGCTGTTTGATAATTTACTGGAACGGAACACACCTTGGAACAACAACCGGGAACAGCTTTGAACCCTGAATTTACAAGGCATTCCGCTTAATTGTGTTCCAGCCGTACCGAAAAATTCCTTATAGACCCTTACGCGTGTATATAGTTCCATATAGGTACAGAGAGTAATAATACAAATAACTCATATATAATTCTTGGAACACTTGGAACAGAACTTGTCGAGTTGCCTATTCTTCTAAGCTAACGCCTGTTCCCACTGTTCTCTTTTCCTGGAACAAACCCGGAACACCTGGAACACCTCTGCCTTAATCCGGCTTTCTCAACCACACATTTTGGGGGCCGTAGCCAATGATTCGGATCTTCTTATCCCCGCGCCGCCAGTCGGTCATCTTCTGCATGATTGCGGTGATTTCATAGCTATCGCGGGTTCTGATATCCTCGCGGTTCTTGTTCAGGCACTCGCACCAGATCTCAATATTGCTAACAATATCGCGCCGTTTAACACCTGGCGGCCTGGTTGGGTCATTCTGATCACGGAAATAGTCACGCCTGCGATAAACATCAAGCGTATCCCAGTTCTCCGGCAGGAGCATATCGAGATACTCGCGCACCAAGCCTTCACGTTCATCGGATTCCATGGCATCTGCCTGCTCGCTGACCGCTGCTTCCGCATCGGCTCCCTCAAGGTAGAGCTTCTCACCGTTGTTCCATATCAGCTTGGCTTCGGCCCAGATTTGAAGAACATCCTCATCTGTAATATCCCAACCACGCCGGGCATTTTTGCCACTGACACGGACTGGCCAGAAGCGGCGGTTGCCGGTCACATCACGCAGAAACCCAGCACTTTCACTGTTGGTACTGCCCACGATAATACATTGCCGGGGATGACTTTCTGTTGTATGGCCGTAGCTGGCACGGTAGTTATCGTCGCTGCGGGATAAAAATGCTTTTACGTTGTTGACATCGGTTTTTCTGATACCAGCAAGTTCTGGGATTTCAATGATCCAGAACCCTTGTATCTTTTCAGGAGCGTCTTTGCCTTTGCCCATGTCGGCAAAGGTCAGGCTGTCCGAGAACCACTCTCCGGCCAGCTTGCCAAAAAACGTAGATTTCCCTAGTCCGGTCGCACCATTTATGACCAGCATGTAGTCAAACTTAATCCCTGGCTGATAAATGCGGGCGACTGCCGCCGCAAAAGTCTTTCTGGTAACAGCCCTGGTGTACGGGGTATCTTCTGCACCAAAGTAATCAATCAGAAGCGTTTCGACTCTTTTAACACCGTCCCAGGCAGGAAGTGTGTTAAGATACTCACGTATCGGATGGAATTGTCTGGCAGCAGCTGCCGCCATAACTGCGTTATTCGTCTTAGTCGGTGAGTAGATGCCATAATGATTTTGCAGATATTCATAAAGTTTAGCCGCGTCTGTTTCGCTCCAGCCAGGTTTGAACCTTTGCCAGGGTATTTCCCCGCGAACATCCACACCGTCCCGCAGTTGGTTAAAAACGATACCGCTCAAATTAGGGTCATTGTTTAATATCAGAAGATAGTTTCCGAAACTGTCTTTAACAGCGCCGGTCTTTTCAAGTTCCAAGGCTTTCTGCCAATCCGTATCCCTAAACTCCTTCTCCGCCTGGGCTTTGCGTTCTTCAGCCAATTGCTCCTTGACCCGTTCATCCTTTATGGCTAGGTCCGTCATGGCCCTAAAGGAGGGCAGCTTGCCAGGAGGGGTATCCATAGCGGTCTTGTCGTCGAGGTCGCGGAAGCGGTGTATTCGCACCAAATCAAAGGCATTCAGCAGCCTGCCGCAGGCCGGATCGGTAGCGTGATGGCTGTAGGCGAATTTGCCATCGTATATAACCAGTCCCGCTGAAGAATCAGCAGGGATATAGTCGTAGCGGCCATTTATCGCGCTGGGTTCATAGACATCGGATAGAAAAGTGGCAATTGCGTCCTCAATGGAATAAGCCCGGCAGAACGCACCGACTGCACCTTCCTTAGTGAGCGGATCAGCCTGCTGGGTAATCTGGCTGCGAACCACTTCTGACTGACGCGAGGATACAGGCCACATGGAAGTATCCCGCCAGTCAGCGTATTTTCCGAGGTATACATCGGGGTTTAGCAACTCGCCTTCTTTTTCTTGAAACACAAACTCACCGTCAGATGGCGTAGACGGCCAATACATAAGCCGCGAGGGTTCATAAGTCGTGTCGTCAAACAATTCGATACCGATTTCCTTGGCTACCATGCGACCAAGAGCGGGGTACTCGTCCTCGCTAACCTCGCGGGCCAGAGGAATAACAAGCCGCAAGCGCGGTGCATCCGGGGTATGTTTGTGAGTAGAGTAAACACAGCACTTGAAATCGTGGAGCATATTAATTTCATCCCAAATTCCCGGCCTGGCGTAGTCCATATCCAAGGTGAGAAGGGAACGGCAGAGGACATAACCGTTCCTGCGTTTACCTTCACGTAGAGCGCCGCCCACAAAGCCGCCCACATCTTTGATAGAATCCTGTTGCGCGCGGCTCATCTTACGGAATTCCGATACCGTTTCGGTGGTGCGGATCGTCGTGCTGACCCGGGTGAGAAAATTTTCCCATGAGATGTCCCTGTTTTTCCATTTCTTATCCATGCGGCTGTTGCCGACCGCTATCTTCACGTTACCTGCACCTCCTCACACTTCTCGGTAAAGTGCCGAATGGGTATGCCCTGCTTTTTTGCTTTGCTGATTTCCCGGGCCATACCGTCCGACACCCGGTGTCCGAACACCCATAGCTGATCGCATTTGCTAAGTAGAACCAGGGCAAAATATAGTCCGAGTTCGCGCTCTTCACGGTTGCCGTCGTCCATAAACTGTGGGTAGTGGAGATGTGGTGCGAGGGGGATGTACCCCTTGCTGACGGCAAACCGGCAATAGCCCAATGCACGGATGATGTTGTGTTCAGTGTCACCGGCAAAAGGAGAGCAGATGTAAACCAGCGGACGGTACCGTTTTTCCTTTCGCGCCGCACCGTCCGAAGAAAGAGCGGCTATATGTTCCGGGCAGCCCCCGCTGTTACGCCCGTCCATCCCTATCCGCCCCTCCCCCGAGAAAGTAGTTGACAAAATACTGCTGCCCTTTGCCAGTAACTTTGGTGGTCTTGCTGATGGTGACATGACCATCCGAATGGGTAATGGCGGTTTCTTTTACTTTGAAAAGACCGAGTTCCATGGCCTTTTGGGTCGGCGCGTTGTAGTCGGTGCCTTTGCGCTTGATAAGGAAGCCGTCCTGGCGGAGCCTTTCAAACAGGCGGTTCTGGCCGATTTCGATACCGTTGCCTTTGAGGATTTTCGCCAGTTCGCCGATTAAAATGGTGCCGTCCGATACGGATACAGCATCGGCAAATACCACCTTAGGCTTATCTTGGGCGACCTGTAGCTGAAGCCGCTCTTTTTCCTGGCGTTCCTCCTTGAGGGCGGTCAAGAGCTTAATCCAGGAGTCAGGGTCATTCATGATTTCTTCCAGCTTAGAGGTTGTGATGTAAGCTCCGTGTCTGCGAATCTGAGGAAGAACCTCGTGGGTAACCCAGCGTTTAAACTTCTTGGCTTCGGGCTTGTCAGAGCGCAGGATAACATTGTAAAGCCCGCTCTCGTTAACGATGTTGGTTTGCTGCCGCCTACCCATACTGTCGGTGACGTAAGCCAGACTTACATCATCCTCGTCAAGCCGGTCGGCAATCATGCGAGCGTTGCTGAGTTCCAGCACTCCGCACACATCCTTTAGCACCCACCAAGTTTCGCCGTTCCTCTGGATGGTTCTGACCTCTTTTCCCTCGTAGGAGAATACCTGTAGTTCGTTCATATGGATTCGTCCTTTCCGAAGGCTTGGATTTTGTTTTTGGCCTTCGCTATATCGCCACCACAAGGAGCGGAATCGGACGGTCCATTATTTTTTTCTAATCTTTTTTATAGAACTGGCACTCAAAGCCGTCAGCACGGAGCAGAAGCCCCTTAGCCCAGGGAGGAGTTTCACCCATAACCTGGCATATATCATCAACCAATGCATCTGCCGGGGCTTCAATGACAACCTCGTCATGGACATGCATTACTATGTTGTAGCCCAGGGCATCCAAACGGCGCATGGCATGGCAGAGAATGTCTCTTGAGGTCGCCTGGACGATGTTCTCCACGAACTTAGGCCCGTAGCTTTCGATGCGCTCCCATTTCTTGTTTGTCCCAATACCCTCATATGTCACCGATTCGCTGCCGAAGCGGTTTAGCTCTATTCTGGGCTTCACATAGCAAAGCTTCCTGCCGGATGGCAAGGTAATGAACAGCATTCCGCTGCGGTACTCAAAGCGGAGTCCATGTGTTTCCGTAGTGACGCGTTCCTTGACCGCCCTTTTGGCAGCCCGGTCAACGTCCCACCAGAACCTTACTATGTTGGGATTGGCCTTTCGCCAGACGGTTACCAGCGGCTGGAGTTCATTCTCAGTAAGCCCCATATCAAGAGCGCCCATAGCGGTTAAAGCACCGACTGATCCGCCGTAGCCAAGCGCCAATTCGGCTATTTTCCCTTTCTGGCGCAGCGGGCTGCCTTTGGTGACCTCTTCAATAGGAACATGAAACATCTGCGCCGCCGATGCTTCATAAATCTTGCCGTGGGTGGCAAATACCTCATTCCGCCATGTTTCACCCGCCAACCAGGCTATTACCCTGGCTTCAATGGCGGAAAAGTCAGCAACGATAAATTTTAATCCAGATTGTGGGATGAATGCGGTACGGATAAGTTCGGATAAAACGGAGGGCACAGAATCATAGAGCATCTCTGCTGCATCAAATTGCCCGGAGCGAATAAGATTGCGCGCTTCCTCCAAATCTGGTAGATGGTTTTGCGGAAGGTTTTGTACTTGAATCAACCGCCCAGCAAAACGCCCGGTACGATTAGCTCCGTAGAACTGCAGCAACCCGCGCGCCCTGCCGTCGGAGCAGACTGCGTTTTCCATCGCTGTGTATTTCTTTATACTGGACTTGGCTAGCTTCTGCCGTAATTCTAAAACACGTCCCAGATTTCCGGGTGCGGTCTTAAGCAGTTCCTTAACCGCTGCTTTGTCCAACGTGTCTGTTTCAAGGCCATGATCAGCGAGCCAGGACTTCATCTGCGCGACTGAGTTGGGATTATCCAGTGCGGTCAGCTCTTGCATAACTCGCGTCAGTTCCGACCGGGATTGCTCATCGCAGCGGATCGCCTGCCTGACCAGGGTCATGTCCAGCAGGATACCTCGGTCATTGATTTTCTGGTCGAGGATATAGTTTTTCCACTCATCCTCCGGTACGGGAAAGCTCGCCAGCTTTGCCTGTATTGCCATTTCCGTTTCCACATCGCGGGCATTGTAGGCTTTGAAGCGTTCCCACCTTTGAGGGTCGTGTTCAGGGAGATTACGAGTGCGCTGATTGTTTGTTTTAGTAGGCTTGCAGGGCATGGAGAAGTAGCGGATCAGGTCTTTGCCTTCAGTCAGTTTTTGTTTTTCAGCGCCGGTGACCAACGCAGCGCCCTCCAGCGTTAAAGGCAGACCGAGATAGGCGGACCACACCATGGTGCAACGCCATGAATTTGGTTTCAGCCACTGGTTAAGATAGCGGGACAGACATACGCGTTCAAACTGCGCATTATGTGCCCATTTGATAACGGATTCATCTAAAAGGGCGCTGTAAATCTCATCCGGCATATGTTCACCTCTGGCCAGATCAATAACCCGAACACCTCCACCGTCAACACTGTAGCCGAACAACAGGATTTCAAAATCCGGGGACTCAGTATAGCGATAGACCCCGCTTTTCGCGAGGTCTACCGTGCTGAAAGTCTCTAAATCAATACTAAGCGTTTTCATGACAGGAAATCATCGTCCACGTCAGTGGCAAAATCATCAGCAGCATTTGATCTGCCACCCAGCGGTTCACCGTCACGGATTTTCTGGATGTTGCCCAGACCACAGGCGATTCCTTTGTTGCCGTTGGAGTTGAAGGCATAGAAGTTGATGCTGACTCTCGCGTAGACACCAGAATAGATTTCGGAACGTTCAAGGATAGGGTTGACTTGCCTGTCCACGATTTGCGGAGCGGTGTTGCTATTGGCGTTGACGAAATAGCTGTTGGCGTAGGCTTCGTCATCAGGGCGGTCGATATCGCCATCACGGAGCGGAAGTTTTAGCTGCGCTTTATTGGGAATCTTGCCACCGAATTTGCCCTTGCCTTCCTCGATAGCAGCATCCACAGCAGCATTGATGGCCGCGATGGTCTTGGTGTCTGACTTGGGGATAATCAGGCTGACACTGTATTTCTCCGCGCCGCCGTTGATGGACTTGGGTTCCCATACGTTCGCATAGGATAGACGTACAATGCCGGTGATAACCTTGGTGGGATTTTTCCCAGGATTGGAATTGCCTCTCTTTACAGTATTTGACATGGTATTAAACCTCCAAAAATTCATTCTTTGCGTTTGATGTACTCATTGCCGGTCGCTTATCCGTGACCGGAACCAGGGTCGGTTTGCCGGGCGGCTTTATAACCAGTCCGCCAAGGATTTCATTGAACCTGGATTTGCCCATCAGCTTTTCCATCTCAGTGATGGTGATAAGGCTCTCTCTATAGATGTCGCGGTATCCAGCAGCTTTTGCTGCTTCGGCGACGGCCTTCTCATCGGTATATTTCCGGACGGAGCGCCCCTCGACCACCTTGAAGCCGGGCCATTCCTTGCCATGGTTCACAGCGGCGTCTGTGGCATAGGCTATAATCTCATTTGCCCAGTTGGTCAGGTCGCCGATCAAATTGAGAACCTCGCCAATTTCCTCATCGGAAAGCAAGGGAGGAAGGGCAAACTCAAAGGCCGCCAGTTTAAGCTTGGCTTCGGCTCTGGCTCGACACTTTACCGCAGCCCGGCAGAACTGGCAGTGTTCACCTGGGACGTACTCGCCCTCACCTTTAAAAGCCAACTCAGCCGTGGGTATCAGTGTTTCCTCCGCCCATTGATAAAGCGATTCCTTAAATACCTTGAAGGTGCTGACATTCTCCCGGCGCGGCTGGAAAATGGTCATGGCCACTGTGCTGATGTCATATATCCCGTCAAACAACTCCAGGGCACCAAGTGCATACAGCTTCATCTGGGGATTGTCCTTGGCATTCACCAGAACGCCCTGCCCATACTTAAAATCGATAACATGGAGTGTACCGTCGCCGATAATAACGCAGTCGCCGGTACCGAAGCCATCCGGAACATACCTGGAAAAATCCAGCCTCTGCTCAATCAGCACCAACGGGTCGTTGCAGGTCAACTTTATCTGGGCGATGGTTTCAAGCACAAAATCCACGTAAGCGCCGGTGTGGGCGTCCATTTCGTCGCAGTCGTACTTGGAGATTGGCTTCTTCGAGCGCATTTTTAGTGCTCGGCGCAGTTTGTGTTCAGCGAGGGCATGAGCTGCGGTACCCTCAGCAGCGGCTTCGCTTTCACTCTCATCAAACTCCAGTTCCAGCCTGGCTGATGGAGTACAGTTCATCCAGCGGTGCGCTCCGGAAGCGGAGAGAATAGCGTGTTTGCTCATTTCAGCCCCTCCGCATCCGTGAGAAGTGCGGGATAATTCGCCGGGTCAATCTCACTGAGCCTTGATGCACCGTGCTTCTCCAACAGTGCTCGGACCTCAGCGGTAAAGCCGTCATGGCTTTTCGCAGCCAGCACAGCCCGGACTTGCTCAAGCGTGACCGCTTTGGTTTCAGACTTTTCTTCCTTATTGACAGTTGGTGTTTCCGGCTTCAAAGCCCCGCTAGGCTCACCATCCGCCACTGCCTCTGCAACTGCCAAAATGCTGTCTGCCAGATTACTCAGATTAGCCGCTACATCCAGCAACAGCTTGGTTTTGCTCATGGCCCTCACCTCCCTCCTCAATAATTGAAAGCGCTCTCACGCTGTCGCCAGGGACAATGACCGTCAGCCTTTGCTTGTCACCCAGCAGGAGACGCAGCAGTCTCTCGCGCACGGTGACATGGCGACAGCCAACTATTCCACCACCCTGCGGTTCCTTTGAAACACTGATCCTAAGCGTGTGCTTCATTTGGATCACCTTGCCTTTCCGAAGGCTGATTCTTGTGCCTTCTGTCTTATGCCACCTGCGGAAAGCAAATCGGACGGTCTATGACAGATATTTTTTAAGTTTGTCTTTAGCTCGGTTTACGGCGTGACGTATAGCGGACTCGTCCACGCCTTCCAGTGAGGCAAGTTCTGTGTATTTCCAACCTTCCAGACAGGTTTTGCGGATAAGGTACTGCTGTCGCTCGGTGAGGTGGGACATAGTGCGGCTAACAGTTTCCGAAGCTATAAGATCGGCAAGCAAGTCCATTCCATCGTCGAAGAACCGCTTGTCCTCATAGGTGAAACTCTCGAGGGAAGTGTGGCGGCGGGTTTCCCGCCGTTCATTACGTTTTTCTTCTTCTACGGAACTGAGATAGAAGGTACCGACTTCGTCAGAAACCTCCAATTCGATGATTTTGCCATCGGCATCTTTGTAATTTATTAACATCTTTTTCCTCCTTCGATTTTCAAAAGTTGGCTTGAAAATCCGCAGGGGGCCGATGTCTCAAATCCGTAGAAACAAAACGAGACGGGCGGCAACACCAGTGGTTGGTGTCGTCCTGCCCGTCTCGCGGTTCTGCGGATTCTCGTTATTGACTTGTGTTTTGCGGTTATGCTGCTTCTGTATTTATGATTTCTGCTTTTCCATCTGGTTTAAAACAAATCAGCGTCTTACAACCTTTGTGGACGATTTCTACGACGCCAGCTTTCTCATCCAGGCGGCAGACCAGCTTGCCGCGAGCGTTTCGGATGTCTCGCATCTCTTTCACCTCACTTTCTTAAAGCTTGTCTAG